TGTGAATAAGTATATTTTGTAAATACTAATTTTTTTAGTATATTGCGTTGAATGAAAAGACCTTCTAAGGCCTCTTTAAAGTGTAATGTTCCAGTTAAGTCATGGCGCAAGGGTAAAAAAATGGCTGTCAAGGCGTGCGAAGGGGGAAAGGAGAAAATCATTCACTTTGGGGATAGTTCAATGAAGGACTACCGACAGCATAAGAGTAAAGCCCGCCGCAAAAGTTATTGCGAGCGTTCGGGGGGAATAAAGGGAACAGGTACAAAGTTAAGCGCTAACTACTGGAGTAGGAAAGTACTTTGGAGTTGTGGTAAAATAGGTAAATAATTTTCATTCATGCCATATAAAAGTAAAGCACAAGCCGCCTACTTTAATATCCATAAGAAGGAACTAATGAAACAAGGGGTTAACGTGGACGAGTGGAATAAGAAAAGTAAAGGCAAGAAACTACCTAAAAGAGTAAAGAAAAAGAAATAAAACCACATTAATATAAAATACTTAGAAATATTTAAAACTAAGTTAGAAACCACAAAAACACGCATAAAAACAGGAAAATATCAGGATAATGCCTAACCCTCCAGAACATACAAGATTCAAGCCAGGTCAATCAGGCAATCCTAACGGAAGACCAAAGAAGCTACCCGATCTTGAGAAGTTGCTTGTAAGGGTATTAGGGACAGAAGAAGACAACAAAACGGGTTGGGAGGTAATTATTGAAGCCCTACAAAAGAAAGCCGCTAAAGGGGACGTTAAGGCCGCTGAGCTGCTTTTATCAAGGGGTTATGGTAAGGCAAAGCAATTTGTTAATCTTAACCATGAAGGCGGGGTTAGCCTAGTATTCGAACAAGCCACACCACATGAAGCAAGTACGGATAAAATACACGAAGGTTTTTCAGAGGAATCTGGAGGCCTATCAACTGAAGAAGTACAGAGTAATAGCCAATCAGGGGTCGACCCGATCGGGCAAGACATTTAGTATTTCTCAGTTACTAGCTCTTTACATAGCGAATAACGAGAAGGTTACAATATCAGTTGTCAGCCCTTCACTACCTCACCTTAAAAGAGGCGCGAGGCGGGATATTCTCAAGATATTAGAGGATGCAGGCTTATACTCCGATGAGGCGTTTAATAAGACAGACAACGTGTACCATTACACGAATGGATCTTATATCGAATTCTTTGGGGCTGAGGATGCAGGAAAGGTAAGAGGGCCGGGACGGGATATCTTGTATATCAACGAGGCAAACCTTTTACCTTATGCGATATACCAACAACTTGCATTTAGAACAGGCAAAACAATCTTTTTGGATTTTAACCCTGTGGATGAATCGAGTTGGGTTTATGAAGTGGCAGACAAGGAAGGTAACCTGTTGATCCATTCTACTTACAAAGATAACCCGTTCTTACCTAGTGAACAGGTAGCCGAGATAGAAAGCCTGAAAGACGCCGATCCAAACCTTTGGAAGGTATTCGGACTAGGGGAAAGGGGCAAGAGTGCGGAGATTATCTACACTCACTGGAAGACGGGTGAGATGCCGAAGGAAGGACAGACGTTTTACGGACTGGATTTTGGATACTCTGTACCTAGTGCAATGGTAAAGGTCAGGATGCTTGAGGGCGTGGCTTATGTCGAGGAAATGATATACCAAACGAAGCTAACAACCAATGACCTGATTGAGAAACTTAAGCATTTAGGTATTGATAGGTCGGATGAGATCTTTTGTGATAATGCCGAACCCAAAACGATTGAAGAACTGGCAAGGGCTGGCTTCAACGCCAAACCTGCTTCAAAAGATGTTTATGCAGGGATACAAAAGGTAAAGGGAACGCCACTCGTTATTAGTCCACTATCTGTTAATCTTATCAAAGAGATAAGGTCTTACAGATGGAAAACAGATAAAGACGGGAAAGTCCATCCAGACGAGCAGCCTGTTAAGATGTGGGACCACTTATGTGACGCTATGAGATACGCTATATATACAAAACTAAACAAACCACGTTTCGAGGTTTTAGCGTGGTAAAAACATACAATGGGTAAGATTCAAGACGCATGGAATGTATTGAGAGGTAAGGCTTTACCGCTTATGTCGGTAGGTCAGCCGTTCGCCTCTTATACCATGATGGGGGGTACTTATGTAGGAATAGCGGATAATCGTAAAAACTACATAACGGATGGATATCAAGTTAATGATATCATTTATACAGCAGTAACCCTTATTACCGACAAGGTCAGGCTTCCTGAATGGTCAACCTATAAAATAGTAGACGAGAACGCTTTTAAGTCTTATCAGGGCCTAATTAAGAAAAAGGATATTAGCACACAAGATTTTAAGAAAGCGATTGAATACAGAAAGAAAGCACTTGAGCCTGTTTATGTTGACAGACTTACTGAACTCTTAAAATACCCTAACGACTACGAAACATTCCCAGACTTAGTAGCTAACTCAAGCGGTTGGAAACTAATTACAGGAGGTCGCACAGTTTGGGCGCAGACTTTGGACATGGGAGCCAATGCAGGCAAACCCTATCAGTTGCACAATTTACCATATCAGGAAATTAGCATAATCGCATCAACTAACACGTTCCCAATTATCGAGGAGGCTTACGTAATGACAAACCTTTCAGACGCTTATTTCCCTAAGTGTCAGGTTTTGCATGATAAGTATCAAAACTATGACTGGGACGTTAACGGAGCGCACCTTTACGGAATGAGTCCTTTAAAGTCCGCTTTAAGACGTTTAAGCCGTTCTAACTCAGCTATTAAGGCTTCAGCCGCAATGCTAGAGAATCAGGGCGTTAAGGGCGTATTATATATGGATGACCCTCGCGTAATGCAGGCAGGCATCGACCCAATGGATACAAGAAAGCAAGTTGAGGCTGTTAAGAGTAAACTTGTAGGCAAAGGCGAGTGGGTAGGATCAGACAACTGGGGTAAAATCGGAGTGTCAGGTTACAAGCTAGGCTGGCAGTCTGTTGGTCTTAGTCCTGTTGACCTTTCTATCATAGAATCAGAGAAATGGGATTTGAAGCGATTTGGAGCCGTTTATGGCGTACCTAGTCAACTTATGGGTGATTCTGACTCATCGACATATAACAACGTCAGAGAGGCTGAAAAAGCCCTTACAGCGCGTTGTGCGATTCCTCAGCTAGTAGCCTTCCGCAATCACTTAAATAGAAAGCTACAGACATGTTGGGGTTATCAAGGTCAGAATGTTTATGTTGACTTCGACCATACTGTATTTACAGAACTTCAGGAGGATGTGGGTGCTAAGTCTGCATGGATTAAGGAGCTTAAGACTCTAAGCCCGAATGAGCAAAGGATGCACTTAGGACTAGAGAGAATTGACAATCCTTTATTTGATGAGCCGTGGATCACTACTGCGGATGGTATGCCTTTATCTGAGTATGATGTAAATGATCCAGACGAAGAAGTGGCAGAGGATATCAACGATACAGGAGAAATAGATGATTGAGGAAATAATAAAGCAGACCTATCCTATAACCAAAAAGGAGAAATGCTGCGCAATGTATAAAGCAAAAATGGATGCCAAAAGAGAGGCATTAAGACAGAGATTAAATGACCGACAAAGAGAGAACGGATTGGGCCAAAAAGTATCACACGATAAATGTGAAGTTTGGCAAGCAGTTTTATCCTAAGGTTAAAAAGCAACTTGATGAAGTTGTTAGTTCTTTGATAGGTACAATAAGAAGGAAGGGAGCAAGGCAAACCCTAGTAGATTTGAGGACTCAGTTATGGAGTGATAACCTAGCTGAGCCAATTACAGAACTCTACAAAAAGGTTGGCGTTTATCATGCTAATGAGACCTACAAGCAGATTAGAAGGGAACTAGCCCAAAAGTCTGCTGAAAGGAATGAGAACTGGGCTAAGATGATTCAAGAAGAATTACAGAAAACCTTAGTACAGTTTGCACTTGTTAGAACTTCCGAGACATTAAGAAATCATTTGATTTTGATTTTGCAAAGTTCAATCTCCAAAGGCTTGACAACAGAAGAAATAGTCAATGTCTTTGTTAAGATGGGATTTACTGCAATGCAAGCTCAAAGGATAGTTAGGACTGAAGTAGGCAGGGCAGCCAATACAGGCGTAAAGGCAGCCGCACAAGGTTTTAACTACGAAATGGTCAAAGAGTGGATATCGTTTAGAGACCCCAGAACTAGAGGATTTAAACCTAATCAACCAAAAGACCATTACGACATGGATGGTCAAGTTGTTGATTTCTTTGATAAGTTCACAGATCCTAGAAGTGGCGAGCAGATTGAATATCCACTAGCTCCTGAGGGTTCTGCTGGAATGGTTATCAATTGTCGCTGTTCTTATATTGTTGTACCAAAACGTGATTCAAGAGGTCGCTTAATAAGGCGATAAGATATTGAGAGGTGCTTTGGAGGCTTCGGCTAATACTGCGGAATAATGAAATAATAACCAGTCCAAACCCTCTCTAAATTTAAAACAAGGAAATGAAAAGATATTTCGAACAAAAACTGATTTCTGATTCTGTTAAAGACGTATCAGAAACAACCAGAAAGGTGAAGGTGGCAATTAGCCAAATGGGGTCTAAGGACTTTGACAATGATGTCATTGATCACGGAGCCTATAACAAAACTATGGCTGAGAGAGGCCCGAAGGGTGCTAATTTGATTTGGCACTTAACAGACCACAATCCTAGCCTTAAGTCAGCGATTGGTAAGTTCTCTGAGTTGTATGTTGACGGTGACTACTTAGTAGGGATCACAAACGTACCTAACACAACATGGGGTAATGATGTGCTTGAGTTCTACAAGTCAGGTCATATCAATCAGCACTCAGTAGGATTTAGAACAATCAAAGCTGAAGCACAAGAGAAAGGTCAGTCAACCGAATATAACCTAATCAAAGAGATTTTGTTATTTGAAGGTTCGGCTGTTCTATGGGGTGCTAATCCTAACACACCAACTATCGAGGTTGGTAAGAGTTTGAACAGTCAAGAAATCCTTGACAGTCACGCTAAGCTAAGCAAAGAGATGAGCATGCTAGTAAAGTCACTAAGAGATGGTCGCTTTACAGACGAGGCTTTTGAATTTATCGAAATCCGCTTAGCACAAATAAACGAAGCAATAAAATCTTTACTATCTACTGAGGTCACTCCTGAGGCAGAGCAACCCGCTGAAGCAGTTGCAGAAACTAAGGAGCCGATTATTGATGTAACAGATTTAAAGCATAATATAAACAATTTATTAAACAAACTAAATTCCTAAACATGGAAGAATTAAAAAGCATCGAGGCCTCAGTAAAATCTGCTGCTGACGCCGTTGAAAAGATGAAAGCTGCCAATGAGGCTGCTATCGCAGACGTTAAAAACGAAGTAGCTGAAGTAAAGGCTGCTGTTGTAACTATGGATGAGGCTGCTAAAAAGAATCAAGCTGCTATCGACCAAATGATTGCTGAGAAGAACTCAAAGACTGTTAGTAACAAAACTAAGTCTTTCGGTGATGCTTTCTCTGAGTCAATGGCTGAAGCATTTGAGGCTAAGCAAGCTGAAATCAAAGAGTTCCAGAAAAACAAAAACGCAAAGTTGACTATCGACCTTAAGGCCGTTGGTACAATGACTTTGGGTAACAATTTAAGCGGTGATGGCGTTGCTACTTACAACAGCCGTCAAGGATTGGTTCCTGCGCAGAAAATCAATATGCGTGACCTTATCCCAACTGCTGTAAGCCCAACTGGTCTTTATGTAACTTACCGCGAAACTGGAACTGAGGGTTCTATCGGAATCCAGTCTGAAGGAAACTTGAAATCTCAAATCGACTACGACTTAACTGAGGTTAAGGTTGTATCTGATTACATCGCAGGTTTTGCACGTTTCTCTAAGCAAATGATGTTCCAACTTCCTTTCTTACAGAACACTTTGCAGCGTATGTTGCTCCGTGATTTCTACAAGAAAGAGAACTCAACTTTCTTCTCTGCTGTATCTACTGCTGCAACTGGTTCTACAACCACTTCTGCATCTGTTGACGCTGAGCAGTTAGTTGACTGGATCGCTAACCAATTGGATGCAAACTTCGAGGCTTCTTTCGCTTTAGTATCTTACGCTCAATGGGCTGATTTACTTAAGACTAAGCCTACTGACTACTCTGTACCTGGTGGATTTGTAATTGATGCAAACGGTAACGTACGTATCGCAGGAGTACCTGTAATCGGTGCTAGCTGGGTTACTAACGACAAAGCGTTGATCATCGATGCTAACTACCTTGAGCGCGTAGAGACTGAAGGATTGCGTGTTGAGTTTTCTTACGAGGACAGCGACAACTTCCAGCGTAACTTGGTTACTGCTCGTGTTGAGTGCTTCGAGGATATCAACATCATGAGAACAGATGCGATCATCTACGGATCATTCTAATTAGTGCTGTGGTTTGATGTGGTGATAGGGGTCGGGTTTCGGCCCGCCCCTTTTTTAAATAAAGTCTATGTTGTATAATTTACTAATCGATTGGGATGACCAGACAAATGAGTCTGGAATTACAGAACCCTTAACTGTTAATGAGGTAAAGAATTACCTTAGACTAGAGGGTTTTATTGACCAATCAGAAAGTATCTCATCTGAATTTAATGATGACGATGCTATTATTGAGGATTTGATTGTATCAGCTAGACAGCGTTTAGAAGAATACACAGGCTTATCATTTATCCCTAAGACATACGAGATTGAATTTACTAACCTTGCAGGAAACTTTGAGATTCCTTTTGGCCCAGTAAATACTATCTTAAGTGTACAAGATGAGGAAGGAGATTCTATAAGTACTGATGATTTTGACATATCTTTGAATGGTAGATTGTTTAAACACCCTAACTACGAAAATATGACCATGCAATATGAAGCTGGTTATACTATCCTACCTAGAGGCTTAAAGGATGCCATGTACAAAGAGGTTGCTTATAGGTATATCAATAGAGGGGATGAAAATGTTGATGGATTAAGTAGAGAGGCTATGGTTATAGCTTCCAAATTTAAAACAGCAAACTGGATAGGATGATAGGTAACACAAAGCCAATTAAGTTAATTAAATATACCCAAACGATTGATGCTAATGGCGATGCTGCCGAATCGGTACAGACTACATACAAAATGTGGGCTGAAATTACTGACGGAGGTGGAGGCAGAGCGCAAGCAGATGGAAGGACTGAATTATCGGATAGTAAAACCTTTAAAATTAATTTTAGAGATTACAATATAACTAGTGATTACAAAATACAATACTTCGGACAGATGTATGCTATTAGTAATGCTAGACGTATTAATGAAAAAAGATTTACTTGGGAAATAACAGCCTTTAATATTTTTGAACTTGATTAGCGTAAACTACATAGGATTAGATAGCTTAATGCACAAGATTCGTTCTGCACCTCAAAAGGTAAGGGATGAAATTGATGATGAAATGCAGGCTGCTAGCTTAAAATTTGTTGAATTGTCAAAAAAAGATTTGGCAATTCAGGGTGGTGATACTGGAAGGTTATTGGGGTCTATACAAAGCCAAAAGTTAGAACCATTTGTTTATAGAGTATATTCAGATGTGTTTTATGCTCCATTTATAGAATTTGGAACTAGAGGAAAATTTAATCCATATCCAGGCACAGAAGAATTTGCTGCACGTTATAAGAATGCTAGATCGCCTGGACAATCTAGTTTATTTGAAGCAATAAGACAATGGGTTGTTAGAAAGGGTATTGAAACTGAGGAAAAGAAAGTGGATAGGGCTACATTTTTAATAGCTAGATCTATATACAAAAATGGTATCAGTCCAAAGCCATACTTTTTTAAGCAAATACCAATTATAGCAACTATATTAAAAGGTAGGGTTAATAAAATATTAGATGGCATTTAAAACAGTATCATACGATTTAAAAACGGAATGGTATAAAACTATAAACGGAGCAATAAGTGTTCCTGTTTATAAAGATGCTGTGCCATTAAATGAAAATGGAAATTATGTATTGATTCGCTCTGAAGGAGCTGGTCAAACAGATTTAAATAATTCTGCATTTTTTCAGTCTGCTATAATAATCGTAGATATTTTAACAAAATTTGCGAATATAGGAAATAGCAAGACTGCTTATGATATAGCACAAGAGATTTATGATGAAGTTATACTAAGTCCTAATTCTTTTGGGATCACATTACCAGATCATCAAATCACACAAATAACAGTACAATCTGAGACAGAATTATATGAGGATGATGGTGCTGAAAAAATATTTAGATTAATTATTAGATACGAGCATTTTTTAAATCAAAATTAAATAAACAAAAATGGCAGATCCAACAACTTTGAATGGTAGTGTAATGTACATCGAGTACTCAGACACTCCATCTGGTGCGAGAAAGTCGGCTGTATGTCAATCTGAGGGATCATTTGATGGCAGCCGCAACGTAGTTAGTGATGAGACTAATTGCGGAACATTGAAAGTATTAGGCCCACAAAACAACCGTTTCACTTTGAACGCAGTTGTTGACACGGCTCCTGATGCTAACGAGGCTTCATTTAATGATTTCCAAACTCTGTATGCCAACAACACTAAAAAGTATTGGCACTTGACAGATTCAACTGAAACTGTTTATCATGGCGGTTACGGTTGGATTTCTGCTCTAGGTCAGCAGAACGTAAGCGGACAAACTGCTAAGTTCACAATGACTATTGAGTTAGAAGGAGATATCGATACTGAACCTGCAAGCTAAAACTAAACCACTATGAAACAAATCACACACACAATCGGAGGTCAGGAATTAACATTAGGATTAGGGAAAATGTGGTTCTCCAAGTTTTTTGGGGAAGCCACATCTTCCGATCCTTTAAATATGTCTGATCTTTTAGGAAAACCCAATAAGCAATTTGATTTTATTGTAGGACTTGTCTATGGCGGTGTAAACTGTTATAATAAAGTAAATAAAATTAACGACTTAATCACTGTTGAGCAAGCTCAGGAATGGGTTGGCGAAATGGATGATATAGA